GATTCGTCGACTACTTCCTGATGATGTCGGATCTGATCATCTACGCCAAGGAGAATGGTGTAGCGGTCGGTCCCGGCCGTGGGTCGTCGGCCTCCTCCTTCGTGTGCTACCTCCTCCGGATCACCGAGGTGAACCCGCTGGAGCACCCGCTCATGCTGTTCGAGCGCTTCATGGCTCCGGACCGGTATGACCTTCCGGACATCGACACCGACTTTGACGATGAGCGACGCTCCATCGTGAAGGACTACGCGATTCGGAAGTACGGGCAGGACAAGGTCGGCAACATCAGCAACTACACCAAATACCGGGGGAAGAGCGCCCTCACAGACGTCGGCCGGGTCTTCCCGCACATCCCCAAGCATGCCATCGATACGGCCGGTAGTCTGGTGATCGAGCGGAGCGGCGGTGACTCGCGGGCGGACGCCGGACTCATGGATACCGTCGCCATGTTCCCGGTCGTCGGCGAGATCTTCGACAAGTACCCGGATCTCTGGAAGGCTGTCCGGCTCGAAGGTAACTACCGGGGCATGGGAGTGCATGCGGCTGGACTCGTGATAACAGAGCGACCGATCGCGGAGGTCTGCGCCCAGTACACCCGGACGAAGAAGGGCGCCAACGGAGGGCCGGATGTCACCACCACCGTCGTCTCGGTCGACAAGAAGGATGGCGAGTATCTGGGCCTGATGAAGGCTGACCTCCTCGGACTCTCAACGATGGGGCTGATCCGGATCGCCATCGAGATGGCGGGTATCCCGCTCGCCCGCCTGTACGCGATGACGCTGGATGACCCGAAGACCATGAAAGCCTTTCGCGACAACGATGTTGTTGGCATCTTCCAGTTCGAAGGTCGCGCTACCCGGCTCGTGGGGCGGGAGGTCCGGCCGGATACCTTCGGCGAGATGGTGGACATCAACGGGCTCTCCCGCCCCGGGCCGCTGTTCTCCGGTACCACGGCCGACTACATCGACATCAAGCACGGCAAGAAGCAGCTCCAGAAGGTCCACCCGCTCTGGGATGCGATCACGCTCGCGACGAAGGGGCAGGTGATCTATCAGGAGCAAGTTCTCAATGCCCTGAAGAACATCGGCATGATCCCGGTGACCCGGGTCGGCGAGATCCGCCGCATCATCTCCCAGAAGCTGGGAGAGGCTCAGTTCAACGAGTCGGCCGGAGACTTCGTACGGGGTGCCGCGACCCACGGGATTGACGAGGAGACTGCCCTATACATGTGGGGTCGCCTAGTGACGTCGGCTACGTACAGCTTCGTGTACGCCCACTCAGCGGCATACGCGATCATCGGGTACTGGTCGATGTGGCTCAAGATGCACCACCCCTTCGAGTTCTACGCGGCAGCGCTCCGGAAGTCCGATGAGGACAACTGGGCCAAGCTCATCAAAGACGCGGAGCGGCATGGGGTTCCCGTCCTAGGACCGCACCCGGGGCTCTCCGATCTCGACTGGACGGTTGTGGACGGATCGGTCCGAGCCGGGATTACCCAGATCAAGGGCATCGGCGGAGCGAAGGCCAACGCGCTCCTGGACTACCGGCGGAGGTACGTCGAGGAGGGCGGAGACCTCGCCGAGATGACTGTGGATGATCTCATCAACGTCAAGGGCATCGGTCCTGCCATTATGGGGAAGATCAAGGAGATTGACCCCGGAGACCCATTCGGTCTCCTGCGGATTGGGAGGATTCTGCGCAGGGTCCGGGAAGCCATAGACGTAGGGGAACTCCCGCTCAGACGCCCTACGCATACGAGCGATGAGGTACTAGACGCAGGACCCGGAGAGCGAGTAGTCTTCGTTGGTCTGGTCCGGATGAAGGAGTTCAAGGACTTCATCGAGGACGAGCGAGCGCGGACTGGCGATGACTTGGAAGCCATCAAGGCCCGCATGAAATCCCCCGACAAACCAACGGGGTGCGTCCTGCACTGCTACGACGACGGAGACGAAGACGTCTACATCCGGATCCACCGGACGCTCTACCCCAAGTTCAAGCGGGACTTGGAGGACATCCAGCCGGATCACCACGTGATTCTGGCCGTAGGCAAGAAGTCCCGGAACACATTCGGGGCGTCGGTCTACGTCGATCGGCTCTACTACTTCGACCCCCGGGAGTGAACGTGAACGCCAGCGAACTGGAAACCGCCATCCGCTCCGCCCCGCCGTGGCTCCTCATCACGATCGCCGGACTGTTGGTAATCATGATGATCGCGGCAGGACCGTTCGCCGGGTGGTGCCTGGAGCGGAAGAGGACAGCGCCGGAGCGCGCGTATACCCGAGCCGCCGCAGCGAAGTGGATCGAGACGGGCGAGGTCGACCTGACGGAGCTGCGGGCGGAGGAGCGCGCGAAGCTCAGCCTGAAGCCCCGCAACGTCGAGGGCAAGGGCTCCGGGGTCTATCAGTCGCTCTCCCGGCCGGTCACGGAGGAGACCATCCACGGTATCCGGTTCCACGACGGAGTCTCGGTATCCCTCCAGCCTGACGACGTCGTGGTCATCGCCGACCGGGGAACCTTCGTCCGTGGCGAGGCACCGAAGATGCAGACCTGGCAGCAGTCGACCTCCGAGTGGGTCATCCAGGAGCCTGCCGCGAACGTGTTCGACGCGGAGATCGTGGAGGAGGGGGACGACGGACTCAGCGAGGCAGAGCGCCAGTTCCTCGCCGACCCGCTGGGCTCCTGGCTGCTGCTGCCGCTCGATGAGTACGACTTCCTGCCGACTGCGGATCAGGCGGTCTCGTTCCTCCTGCGGGCGGATCTCCTCACCGGCGAGGGCATGGACATCGAAACCGAGTGGGCCGCATGGAACCTCTATGAAGGAGCGAACGCATGAAGCAGCTACGGTACACCTACTCAGTCGCCGAGTGGAACCCTGATGAGGACATCGTGCTGGGGGAGGGCTCCGGTCCCGCCAGCCACGTCATCGCCAACCTGGAGCGGATGATCGAGATCATCAAGGCCGAGGAGGCTGCCCGTACGGCTCCGGCCCGGCCGTCCGCCGTCGAGAAGGGTCAGGAGTTCGGCCGGGAGTTCTTCACCAAGGTGGCCTCGGGCGAGGAGCGGGCGGAGAACTGGACCCGCTACCTTCTGTCCAAGGCAACCGAGGAGATCCGGGCGGAGAAACCGGGGGTCACGGCTGACGAGATCGCCGAAGCGTTGGAGGAGCTGAAGCTCACGCCGGAGTTCGGGCTGGCGATCCAGGCCGGTCTCGCGTCCGGCGCGATGATCGAGCAGGCCCGTGAACTCCAGCGTCGCCGGGTCCAGACGGCCACTCCGGGCGAAGACCCCAACATGCCGGGGACGAGGGCAGTCTGATGCGAGACCTCAACGAACTGGCCCAGGAGATCCACGACAACGCTGTGGCGCACGGCTGGTGGGATAAGGAGTCCCACGAGGTCGAGGTCAACGGCTGCGGCATCGGAGTTTCGACGGAGCCCAGCGACCGCAACCCCTTCGAGGTGCTGGCGCTGATCCACTCCGAGGTCTCCGAGGTCCTGGAAGACCTCCGCAAGGGATTCGACCCGGCTGACCTCCACTTCGAGGTCAAGGGCGAGCAGGGTCTCTCCCGGAAGTACGTTCCCGGGGCCAAGCCCTGTGGCGTCCCGTCCGAGATGGCCGACATCATCATCCGCGTGCTCGACGCGTGCGCCGCCTGGGGGATCGACATCGAGCAGGCGATGGCCCTGAAGATGGAGTACAACATCAACCGCCCCTACCGGCACGGAGACAAGCGAGCATGAAGGCACGCATCCTCCCCCTCGGGGACATCGCGGAATTCGGCAAGACCGACTCGGCGGTGCTCTCGATCGTCATTACCCCGCACGAGGCGGGCGTGATCCTGGAGACGCTCGCCGACCCTACTGGTCTGGAGAGCGAGCCGATCCCGGTTCAACTTCTGCTGGGGTACCTCCGGGTCATCGCCGGAGGGGACGTCGGCACCGTCGAGGAGCAGCAGGACGCGGTCAACACGGACGGCCGTTCCCTCCGGCGGAGAGCCCACGTCATCGACCCGGTCAACGTCATGATACAGGGCGGTTCCATCAGCACGGTCGGGCACGTCAGCCCGAGCGTCATGGCTCGCCGAGTCGCTGAAGAGATGGGGACGCATGTCCAGCGCTGCAACTGCGAGTACCACCGGCTCGCCCGGGGTGGCCGGTAGGGATCGCGCCTACCCGGTACCGGCCGGACCTTCCATCATCGAGATGATCTGGAGCCGCCTGGTCGAGGAGACCTCCATCCTTCTGGACCTTGATGGCTGGGGGACGGCCGACGCGGTCAAGTGCCGGCAGATCGGGAAGTGCCTCGGATTGGCGGAGGCGCTCTCCATCCTTCTCAACCCCTACAACCCCAACATAGAAGAGGTGCGGACGGAAGTCATGCGTCGCATCCGGATCGGAGAGCAGGAATGAGCATGGCAGAAGTTGTCAAGGGCGTGGACCTGACCGCGCTGGGCACGCCGCACGAAACCCTGGGCGGAATGCTGGAGATCCGGTTCACCAACACTGACGGCCACACCGAGGTCTGGATGGTGAAGGCTGAAGACCTCGGGACCCCGGACTTCATGCGGGACAACCGTGTTGTCAAGCTGGCCTACCTGGACTCGGGGGTCGACTCACGTGTCGGCCTCCTCCTCCAGCAGAACAGCGCCTTCCGCGACCACATCGTTGACCACCACCGTGAACTCGCGGAGCTGGGGGCCGACTGGAGCTGCCATGCAGGCGTTCTCGCCGTTCCGCCCAAGGGGACAACGGCCGATGCCGAGAAGGCGGGCTGATCACCCCTGCGGGACCTATAACGCCTATCAACTCCATATCCGGCGCGGAGAAATCTCCTGCGAACCCTGCCGCGAGGCTAACCGGGTCTATAACAACGAGCTACGCGCAACGAAGGATCAGCGGGCACAGGAGGCGGCACGAGCCGTCCGGCGGTACAAGGCGCTACTCCGGCTCGCACAGGAGTACCCGACGCGGTTCCGCGAGATCCTGGTTGAGGAAATGAAGGGGCTGGTATCGCTACCGCCCGAGGACGAGGAGACAGACGATGAGATGTAGCAGATGCGGGGCAGACCTCGTGGAGGTCGACAACCCGTTCCGCAAGGAGTTCCGCCACCGCCGTGGCGTCGAGTGCGCGGCGAGCGAGGCAGCGCTGGAGGTGCCCGAGCCGCACATCATGGCGCCGGACTCAGCAGTCTCGGGCCATGACCACACGGATGGCGCGTACCTTCCGAGTGGACCGGGCAAGGAGGTCTCGCGGTATGCCGACGCGGCGATGTTCCGGAGCGAACCCATGCCGTACAACGCGGATGGTCGGGTTGTGCCGACCGCCTACCTCCTCAACGCGACGCCGGACCCCCTGGGTAGCCTGGCGGCTCTGAATGCCATCTACACGGGCGGCGTGTACCGGAGCCTCGCCGACGTCACGGATGACATGCGCCGGGAAGCGCTTGTGGAGGTCCGCAAGAACAAGCTCCAGGGTCCGCTGGAGGTGATCCAGTTCCACTTCCTTCTGGAGGGCGTCAGCCGGTCGTTCACCCATCAGCTCGTGCGCGGGCGGAGGGCGTTCTACGCACAGGAGTCGCTCCGGTTTGCGGTCGTGGAGGGCGACCCCTGGACCAACCGGGTCGCCGTTCCGCCCAACTACCAGCTCTGGGCCCAGGACCAGCAGGACGCATGGGAGGATGCCACCATCGCATCCCAGAACGCCTATCAGCACCTAGTCAATTCGGGAGTTCCGGCTGAGGACGCGAGGGGGCTCATGCCCCACGCCATGACGACCCGGGTCCATTGGGTCGTAACGCTCCGAGAGCTGCTGTACGTAGCAGGGGTACGTCTTTGTACCCAAGCACAGTTTGAATGGCGTACGGCCATGGCTAGCGTGGTCAAATCCATTCGCAACGCGTGCTGGACGCCGGAGGGTCCGGTCACCTCACTCGTCGGCCGGGCGAACGCGGCTCAGTACGACTGGCAGTACAAGGCCATCGCCGATCTGCTCCGCCCGATCTGCTACCAGGAGGGCAAGTGCGGCTTCAAGGCGAAGGCCGACCGGTCCTGCTCGATCCGGGAGCGCGTGGACCAGAACGAGGCAGTCAACCGTCCCTCGTCCGAGTGGGGCGAGCCGATCTGGATCGGTGATCCGGACGTCGTGACGGACTACGGTCCGCCCTATCGTATCCAGGCAATCCAGCCCGCTGAGTGGCTCGCCGACCCGAAGGCAGCGCGGTAACTGTGCGTAGCAACCGGCGTCTCCGCCGGGGGGAGGAGCCGGTGGAGTTCCGCCCGCTACCCGGGCAAGAAGGCGACTGGGCAGGTGCCGACTACCTACCCCGAGAGCCGATCTGGCTCTGGCTCGGCATCTACCCGGTCGCTGGGTACCTAGTACTTCTGTTGGTATACATGGGAATGGCGGCATTATGAACCACGAGGAACTGAGCGCGGCAGTCCAGGGCCTGCTGGGCTTTCGGATCGAGGAGCGCGTGAACGACGCGGTTCTGGTGCGGGGTGAGGGAACCGCGCACGTCACGGTTCGCCCGGCCACCAACGCTGAGGTGATGATGTACCTCCGGCTGCTCGGGCTCGTGTCTACCCTCAGCGACCAGACCGCCGCAGGCGAGAAGGCGCGCGAGATCGAGCGCCAGATGGGGGATGCGCTCCAGGCTGCCGACGCGCGGATCAAGGAGCTGATGATCGCGAACAAGGGTCTGGGGGAGGAGCGGGCGTTCCTCGCGGAGGTCCACCGGGAGCGCATCAACTCCATGCAGGCCAAGCACGACGCCGGACTCATCGCGGCGGCTGAGCGGATGCAGGAGGAGTGGCTGAAGCGCTTCAAGGAGGTCGAGGACAGGGCAGAGCACGCACAGGAGCGGGCGGAGTCGGCCGAGGAGATGGCCAGCCAGATGCACGCCCAGCTCTCGACGGCCGAAGAGCGCATCACCGAACTCAAGGACGAGATCGACAACTTAGAGCGGGCCGTTCTACGTGCTGAGAACGCGACCTGTGACGTACACGGGAACGAGGAGGAGAAGTCATGAGCAACGGACAGTTCAACCTGGGACCGCTGACCCCGGAAGAATTGGGGGCGTATGATTTGGCGCCACCGACCGGGAGCGAGGTCACGATGCTGTTCGAGGCGGGCGGAGTCTCGCCAGAAGCCTTCATGCTGATCGCGACCGGGAGCACGCCCGAGGAGTGGGCGAAGGTGGGGCTTCACAAGTGGGAGCACTACCGGAACGTGGTACTCCCCTCGGGTAACCCAATCGCCATGGCGGTCCACGAGCACGGGCTGCTGAAGCTGATCCCCTTCCTCATCGGTCGGCCGGACCTGGAGATCACACCCGAGGACGAGGAGCGGATCCACGGCGAGCAGAATCGGAATCGGCAAGTGGGGATCTCCAAGCAGGAGTTCCTCGGGCAGCACATCTGGCACGGGCCGCACATGGAGAGCCCTAGGCATGAGCTGACGACTGAGGAGGTCGATGCGCTTCAGTCGGTCCTGAAGGGGGAGAGCATCGAAGGCTGGCAGGCGCGCCAGACACAGTACCCGACTGGGTCGCCGGAGCGTGAGATCCAGGATCTGGACGCGCGTAACAACGACGACCCGCACCGGCACGAAGAGGACGCCCGGCCGTACCCCAAGGCTGGCCTGGACTTCGGGCCGCCGCTGGAGCTTCAGCCGGGCGAGGTCCCGCTGGAGCCGGACTGCGGATGATCGTGCCTATCTCGGTCTACGTCTTCATCATCGGGACCGCCCTGATCATCGCGGCGGCCTGCCTGGGGATCATCACGGCCGGACGGTGGCTCTGGCGCTGGGCGTTCCGGACGTACTACGGCAAGGGGAAGCGCGAGCAATGAGTGACGATGAGGTCTGGTATGACGGGACCTCGGGCGATCCAACCGTTGTCTGGTATGACGGCGGGGGCACTACCGGGTGGGCGGTCTTCTCCGTCCACCCGGACGCGCTAACGGACCCTGAGTGCTTTGTGATGGATAACGTGACGTTCTTCGCGTGTGGGGAGTTCTACGGCAACGAGTTCATGCAGGTGGACCAGATGATCGCCCTCGCGGAGCTATGGCCCGGGGCGGCTCTCGGCGTGGAGCACTGGATCCTGTACGACACCCAGAAGGACCGCAAGGATGAGAACCTGACCAGCCTGGTCCGGATCAACGCGGCCTTCCGCTACGGACTCCACTCGCGGGCTATGCTGCGCCAGCACTACGCCGATAAGGGTGGGGCAATGATGCCACCCTTGCTCGGGGAGGGCGGTGCCCCGGTGAAGCGGCCGATCCCCGAGGTCTACCGCCAGACAGCAAAGCTTGGGGTGCATGATATGCCGGAGGCTGCGCTCCACTCCGCAACGTACCAGGGGAAGTCCCTCTACATCCTCACGAGGGGGAGCGAGCATGCCCGCGACGCGGCCCGTCACGGGATGACCTTCTTGAAGCGCTTGAAGGGGAACCCGAAGCTCCGCGCAGAAGCCTTCCCGGCCCTCGCGAGGCTCTCAGAGACCCCTTCATCGGCGTAGAGTTCAGCCCCCGGAACGCGAGGAGCCTACATGAGCACACCATATACGGAATCTGCCCGAGCGTACTTTGAGGCTGGCTGGTCGCCGATCCCGCTGCCCTTCGAACAGAAGTCCCCGGTACCCGACCAGTTCCCTGCCGGGACGAAGCAGATGTTTACCGGGGTGGGCGGAGTCTACGTCACCGAGGAGCACCTGAAGGTGTGGCTCTCCGCCAAGGGGAGGGCCAACGCAGGCAAGCTCTCCTATCCGCCCGGGAACGTGGCGCTCCGGCTACCTCCGGGGGTCATCGGGGTAGACGTGGACGCCTACGGGGACAAGAAGGGCGCCGAGACCCTCCAGGCTGCCGAACTGGAGTGGGGCGCTCTCCCGCCCACATGGGTGACGACGTCGAAAGACGATGGGGTATCAGGGATTCGGCTCTTCAGAATCCCTGAGGGTCTGAAGTGGCCGGGCCAACTGCCCCAGGGCGGAGGTGTGGAGCTACTCCGCTGGGACCACCGGTACTGCGTCGTGGGGCCGTCGATCCACGACAGGACCAAACGAACCTATGGCTGGTTCCGAGAGGTCGAGGAGGGTGACGATGGCGGGTACGTCATGCGGGCATCGCCGGATGAGTTCCCGGATGCGCCGGGTGACATCCCATGGCTCCCAACAGAATGGGTCGAGGGCCTGACCCAGGGGCAAGAGTTCCGCGCAGATGATGTGGACGAGTCGCTCGATGGGGCGAAGCTTAACAAATGGCTCGCGGAGCGGAATGACCCGGATAGCCCGTGTGCTCATATGCGGAAGATGCAGACGCGTTGGTCCGTCTCGGTCCAGAAGGGGTCTGATGACGGCGGGGCGCATGACGAGATGCGGGATGCGATCTGGGGCGCGCTGAACGACGCTAAGGCGGGTCACTCTGGGGTCATCAAAGTGTTGGGGCACATGAGGAATGTGTTCCTGGAGGCGGTGAAGAACCGGCGCGCGGACGAGGGCGCCGCGAAAAGTGAGTGGGCGAGGGCGGTACTACGCGGTGGCCAGAAGGTCACGGCGGACGGGAACGAACCGGAGGAGGATGACCCATGCGAAGCGTTGCCGGGGACCAGGAAGGGTCCGGGGTCCAAATCGAGCGGATCGGCTGGTGGGGGCCGGAGCGGCTCACGAAGCAAGAAAGGTGGTGGAGCTTCGGAGCCGGGTGCCTCGTCCCCCTCGGGTACGCGGTCTGGCTCGCGTGGAACTTCCATGGAAGACCCGGGACAGGTTGGGTCCCGCGACGTCGAGGAGTGCAACGAGAAGGGCAACGCTAACCGGCTCGTGCGGGTGATGAACGGCCGGGCGAGGTGGGTCGAGGCGTACAACAGTTGGTACCTATGGGATGCACGTCGGGGCATCTGGGGCGCTGACGCCGATCGGCAGGTGGACCGGTGGGTCGTGAAGGCGGTCGATGGGATCACGGAGGAGGTGGCATTACTTCAGGGCGAGGAGGCCGAGAAGCAGATCAAGGCGTTCAAGGCGCACCAGAAGTCCTCCTATAGCCAGTCCAACCGGAGCGCCATGAAGGATATGGCGAAGGGGCGGAAGGGCATCATGCTCTCGGCCGACGCGTTGGACCTTGACGCGACACTACTGTGCGTAGGCAACGGTGTCGTGCGACTCGGCGAGGTGAACGGAGCGGGCGAGATCGCGTTAGGGCCGTACTCCCCGGACCACCACCTTACCATGGCGACCTCGGTGAAGTTCCGCCCAGGGGTCGGGCGAGGAATGTGGCACGAGTTCCTGGAGCGCTTCCTGCCCGATGTAGAGGTCCGAGAGTGGCTGCAGCGCATCGTCGGCTACTCGCTCCTGGGTCGGAACCAAGCGCGGCTCCTCGTGGTCCTGAAGGGGAAGACGAGCACGGGCAAGAGCACGTTCGCGGAGGCGATCCGAACGGTGCTCGGGGACTACGGGGCGCTGATGACTGCGTCGATGCTCCGGGACAACGCCGATGACAAGCCCCGCCCAGACATCCTGGCGGCTATGCACCGGCGGCTGATCGTGGCGGAGGAGCTAGGCGCGGCTCAGCATCTCCATGCAGACCAGATCAAGCGGCTCACCGGGGCGACCCCAGTAACGGCGCGCGGTATGCGTAGCAACACGTACGTGACCCGCGTACCGGCGTTCACGCCCTGGATCGTGTGCAACGACGTCCCGACGATCGAGGCAGCCGACCCGGCGCTGAAGCGGCGAACGCTTGTGGTGCCATTCAATGTCCAGATTCAGCAGAAGGATGAAGACATCAACTACTTCACCCGGCTGATCGAGGAGAGCGCCGAAGAGATCCTTGCCTGGGCCCTAGCGGGGCATGCGGCCTACCTCGATAGGCCGAATCTGTCCGACCTCCCGGCAGGAGCCCTCGCAGCGGCTACGGAGTTCGCGGAGAGCATGAACGAGTTCTCCGCGTGGCTCTCCGAGTGTACGGATCGGGGTGAGGAGTTCTATGAATTGCCTTCCCGGCTCTACGAAAGCTATGAGGATTGGTGCCTGCGGAATGGGGTGACCGGGAGGGACAAACTGACCGGAACGAAGTTCGGAATGCGCCTGAACGCTCTGGAGATCCTGAAGGGTAGGCGGACGCTCGGGGGCAAGCAGCAGCACACGAGAGAGGGCATCAGGCTCGTCCGCGAGGGGGCTAACGAGTCGGTCTAAAGGTCGGTCTATCAGGGTCGGTCTAGTAGTCCAGGCCAGACCGACCCTAGACCGACTTGGAAACCGAACCCAGTCTACAGCAAATGCCCTGGTCAAACCTATTACAAGTACTATATTAGTCTGGGTAGACTGGGTATATACCCTACGGGTTCATATCCGCGAGAATAGGGTTGATGCCCTGGTAGAGCGGTCGGGGGATACGGCTATGCAAGATTTGAATACGAAAAAATGAAACCCAGTCTAAGATCGACTAGGAGAGCGTCTGTGCAACTCGTCCGAATTCGGAGCGGCTGGAATAGACAGGGAAGCAAATGGTATCCGGGTTCTCCGCCTATGGCAGTGCTTATGGATGCGAAGAGGATCAGTCGGCATAGCGGAGAGAATTCGGTTGCCTCTTGGCTGGACCATTGCTACATGGCCGTGGATGAGGAGACGGGGGAGCAGGTCTGGGTGTCGGAGCCCTATAGCCTTGGTAATGATTTCCAAGATGATGCGAGTCTCCTCCGGCAGAGTGGATTCCGGGTGGACGTCAGTCCAGAGTTCCTTTCCTGGAGGCATTCGAATCGTGCAATCGTGGTCGTTGTTCAGCGGGTAGCGGAGGGTAATGGCAAGTAGGTAGCGTACAGTAATGGTTGCTGAGAGTAACTACAACGACAGTTCTAGAACTGTGGGGTATTGGTATGGTTTACAGACCATCTGTCGGGGAGACGGAGTTTGGCGGAGTCGCCGGACCGTTCCCAGAGCAGCAGAGATTGGCGCCCTCGCTACAGCAGGAGATGTGGGCGGACTACGCCACTGATGAGGCGGGAGGGCAGGATGCCGATGGCGGCGACAAGTCCTCGCCGGAGTGGGGTGCGGACAACATCGGCCGTCCGCGCGACTCGTTCAGCATCATGAGCCCGGAGCCGGACCTCTCGCAGGTTGCGCCCTGGAACGGTGAGGCGGAGGGCGAGTGACCATACTCACCGACCGGACGCTGCTTATGGCACTGTCGCACAAGGCAATCGGCGTGTCGTCGCTCTCGGGCGGAGAGCGGCCGGGCGGAGTCGTCCAGCCTGCCTCGATCGACCTACATCTTGGGGAGCACCTGACTGGTTTCCCGCTCGCCGAGACTCCGATGGGCATCGCCGACCCGGAGAACCCTCCCATCATGGAGCCTCGCGCTTGGCGTCATGATGGGGACTTCGGGGACCACTACCTTCTGAAGTACGGCGAGATGGTGCTGGGGACCACCGAGGAACGCGTCATGATTACGCGCGGTTACATTGGCCAGATCGAGGGCCGCTCCTCGCTCGGGCGGCTCGGGCTCTTCGTCCACATCACGGCCGGGTACATCGATCCGGGATGGGGCAACCGACACGGACGCCTGGGCGGAGCGCCGATCACGTTGGAGTTGCTGAACATGGGACCCCATCAGATCGTGCTACGCCCGCGTATGCCCATCGCTCAGCTCGTGATCCACTCGGGGAGCGCTCCGGCGGCTCTCGCGTACGGGCACGAGCGTCTGCACTCGAAGTACGCCGATTCCGGCGACACCGATGGCCCTATTGGCGCTCGCGCCTAGGCTCTATCCTTGGGCTCCGGGTACGCTATGCCTGGAGCCCAAGGAGGAGGCCAGAAATGCCACCACGTAAGCGAGCACTCAAGGCGGTACCCAATCCGCCCGAGGAGATCAAGCCCTACAAGCTAGGCAAGAACAAGGCCCACTATGCTGCCCAGCAGGAGCACCACCTGGGGCCGGATATGCCCCCGGGGCTATACAAGGATTACCTGCCAACGGCGGCTGAGATCCCACCGAAGCCACGGACCGAACCGCAGATGGCGTTCCCCGGACCCGGCCATAGTCGGAAGGGCAACCCGGAGTGGCAGCTGTATACCACCTTCGACCCGGGAGATCCGTTCAAGGCCATCTCTCGGGAGTGGCGCGTTCGCTGGGTGCCCCAGGACGACCGACGCTGCGTAGCGCGGGGGATCGGGAAGACCTCCGCGTGGCAGGGCAACCGATGCACCCAGATGAAGATCAAGGGCGCTAACGTCTGTCGCTTCCACGGCGGAGCGCTCCCCAACGTCAAGAAGGCCGCGCAGGCTCGTCTAGCGATGGCTGCCCTACCGGCGGCTGAGGAACTCATCAACATCGCCCTGAAGAAGAAGGGCGTCAGCGACGCGGACCGGATCAAGGCCATCATCCAGATCCTGGACCGCGCAGGGGTCGAGGGCAAGCAGACTATCCAGGTGGAGCTTTCACTGTGGCAGAGGACGCTACAGAGCGTCTACGCCCACAACCTGGCTGCTGAGGGCGAGGAACTCCCCGGGCGTGAGCTGGAGGAGGGCGTGGACTACGTGCTGGAGGATGACGAGGAGGCCGAAGATGGTAGCGGAGAGTAGCGAGTTGCCAGAGGTAGCGGAGCGTAACCAGCCTGGGGGCGAGGCAGAGCTCACCCTGGAGGGCGGAGACTGCCGCGTTACGGTGCGCGGCCCCGAGCGCGCTAGCGAGGAGCCCAACGAGTGGGCCAAGGCGCTCCTGTCCGCGTACGACGTCTGGCGGCAGATGTACGCCACGGTCCACGCCGGTCGCCTGGAGGAGATCCGGGCGGAGCAGAGCGGTCCAGTCGTGTCCGGCTCGGCTGGCTTCATCCAGGAGAGCTCACCCGAGCGCCGGAACCAATCGCTTCCGGGCGGAACGGGGGCACGGCCGGTATGAAGGGCGTGGTGGTGGAGATCCCGAATGCCACGATAGAGATGGAGTTCTCTCCGGCCGAGGATGAGCATGATCGGGATTTGCTCACCTTCCGGTTCCATAACGAGGAGGGGCAGCACTGCTTGGTCCGGATCGCTAGCCCCCGGCTTCTGATCCTCGATGACGGCCAAGAGCTGGAATACCCATCATGACCGCTGCCATTACCGCGCTGGAGGAGGGGTTCCGGCGAGCGCTGAGATGGACGCCCCACCCGGTCCAGGCGGAGGTGCTCCGATCGAGCGCGCGTAACCGGGTGCTCGCCGGAGGCCGACGTGTCGGGAAGAGTCAGACCGGCGGCCACGTCCTCATCCCGAAGGCATTCCAGGCGCTAGGCGAGCGCTCCATGCTGGAGGACAAGGGAATGCGACGCCAGTACTGGTGTGTAGGGCCGGAGTACAGCGACGCGGAGAAGGAGTTCCGCGTGCTCTACAACGGCTTGAAGCGGCTTGGGGTCGACTTCGACAAGCCGGGTACCTACAACAACCCGCACACCGGCGACATGCACATCTCGCTCTGGGGCGGGCTCTACATGGTGGATGCCCTCTCCGCCAAGTACCCCGACACCCTTGTCGGCGAAGGGCTCTCGGGGGTAGTCCTCTCAGAGGCCGCCAAGCTGAAGCCCACCGTCTGGCCAAAGTACATCCGGCCGACCCTCGCTGACTACGGAGGGTTCTCCTACATGGGGTCGACTCCGGAGGGTAAGAACTGGTTCTATCGGGCCTGGCAGGCCGGGCAGGACCCCCTCAAGCCGGACTGGGCCTCATGGCGCGTCCCGAGTTGGGCTAATCCCCATGTATACAAGGACATGCAGGCATTCGGCCTGGACGCCGACTACGCGATCCGGGCTATGCAGAAGATGGTCCGCTCTCGGGTCCTGCCGGATACGCTCCCGACTACCGACCCCATGGGGAATGCTCTGCGCTCCTTCGGGGCGGCTCCGGGCCAGGACTGGCAGAGTGTAGGGAAAGCGCTGGGGATCGACCCGGAGGCGGTCTCGCTCATGCTCGACCTCTCGGAGGAGCTGTTCAACCAGGAGGTAGCGGCCCTCTTCAACGAGTTCGTTGGTCGCGTCTTCAAGGAGTTTGACGAGGAGATCCATGTCACCGACCTCCAGTATGACCCAACCTGGACCACGTATGCCTGCCTCGACTATGGTTTTACTAACCCATTCGTGTGGCTGCTGGTACAGGTTGACCCACACCGAACCAACATTCGCATCCTCGCCGAATACTATGAGGTCGGCAAATCTACGGAGGAGGCAGGGGCCGAGATCGTTGCGCGTGGCCTGGCGCCGCAGTCCCTGGTGCGCTTCTTTCCGGACCCGGCCGAACCGGATCGATCGGTACAGCTTGCGAATCTGCTACAGGTCCGTAGCGCAGGCGGTACTGGCGGACCTCTTGCAGACCGTCTGGAATGGATCCGTCGCAAACTCCGGCCCGCAGACGAGGTCGCTCACCTATCGATGGACCACGCGGAGTGGGTGCCGCAGCTCCAGATAGACCGCCGTTGCAAGGACACCATCCGCGAGTTCAACGCCTACCGCTACCCGAAGAGCGCGGAGGAGGCTGCCGAGAGCGGTCAGAACATCCCCGAGGCACCGCTGAAGAAGGACGACCATTCTTGTGAAGCACTCGGCAGGTTCATGGTAGGTATGTTTGGATCTCCATGGGCTCTCGGCGATGCACCCGCGAGGCAGAGCACCGCTCGCGTTGGGCGGAGTGCCAGGACACGTCGGCCACCAGGCCGGTAGGCTAGGCCAACATCACGAGGAGGGCGGGAAGCCAGCCATGGCTAGCGATAACAAGTACAACTCCGTGATCGGATATCTGGGGTCTCCGCTCCCAACATGGGTCACGGAGGCCGACGACCAGAGGCGTGTCGCGGCCTACGATGGCTATGACGCCATGTATAAGAACGTTCCGGGCACCTTCATCATCCGGAACGGGGTCGACGTCCCCATCTACATCCCGGGCGCTCGCCGAATCGTGGAGGCGACCAACCGATACCTCGGGCGGGGCTGGACCTGGGCCGTGCAGAGCGTCAACCCGGACGCCGGTACGGCCGACTCGCAGACGGCGGAGCTTATGTTGGCTCTCAACACGCTGTTCATCCGCGAGGAGTTCAAGTCCAAGTTCTTCAGCCTGAAGCGCCACATGCTCCAGCGTGGTGACGCGATCTTCCACATCACAGCCAACCTGGGAGCGCTCGCGGGCTCCCGGCTCGTGATCTCGGAGCCGCATCCCCGGAACTACTTCCAGATCCTGGCAGACGGCTCTGATGACGCGGTCATCGGGTGCTACCTCGCCGACATGATCCTGGCGGACGACGGCAAGACGTCCGTGGTGCGGCGTATGGAGTACCGGTACGACCCGGCCGGGACCGGCAAGGTGTTCGCCCGCCTGACGTTCTGGGAGCCGGGCGGCTGGGATGACCGGTTCGTGGACTCGCCCGCCCTCAAGCCCGTCAACACGCCGATCGCCTACACAGGTCCGGCGAACGCCCAGCTGCTCACGGGCTACATGCTGCCCGACTCGGTCCGGACGATCCCGGTGTACCTGTTCCGGAATCACCGGGAGGGTGGTGAACCCTTTGGTACGTCCCAGATTGCTGGGGTCGAGACGCTGATTGGGGCCGTCAACAACACGGTCTCGGACGCTGACATCACCCTGGCGTTGCAGGGCCTGGGGGTCTACGTCACCGACTCGGCGCGGCCGGTCGGCGATGACGGGGTGTCGGAGGCGGAGTGGATCGTTGCCCCGGGCACCGTCATCGAGGTCAAGACTGGCGCGAAGTTCGATCGGGTGCAGGGGATCGGCTCTACCGCACCGTTCCAGGAGCACCTCGGGTACCTGGACGACTCCATCGAGAAGAGCGCGGGGCTCTCGGCTACGGCCGTTGGCAACGTGGACGCGTCGGTGGCCGCGTCCGGGGTCGCGCTCCGGCTCGACATGGCGCCGATCCTGGCGCAGAACGAGGAGAAGGAGGTGGAGCTGCTCGGTCGGCTGGACCAGATGTTCTTCGACATCGTGACGATGTGGCTCCCGGTCGATGGGACGACGGTGCCGCCCGGCCTAATGGTGACGAACTCCTTCGGCGACCCCCTGCCCAAGGATCGCCAGGGGGTCATCGCCGAGATGGTGGCGTTGGTCGGTGCCGGGATCGTCTCCAAGGCGTTTGCGGTGGAGTACCTCGGGAAGGAGTTGGGATACCAGTTCCCGGAGACGATGCTGGATGAGGCGTTGGCCGAGGCAGCCCTGACCGACCCTGCAGGTGACCGCATTGGCCAGGAGGCGGCTGGAGGGGGTGAAGTCGCCCCTCCGGGTACCCTCCCGCCCGCATAACGCCTTAGAAACCATCTGAGAGGGTTCTCCCGTGGCGCTTACCGCCCCGACCCCGCAGGACTGGCGTACCCAGCAGGCGATCGTCCTTCAGCAGGCCGACGCAGCGGTCATCCGTCTGCTCAAGCGGGCCCAGCGCGACATCAATGCCCAACTCCGCGAGATCCGGAGCCGTCCGGCCGGGATCGGGCGGGATGTCCGCGAGGCACAGCTACAGCTCGTCCGGCGGAACCTCTCCGAGCAGCTGGGCAAGACCTGGCGCGAGTTGGGCAACCTCGTGGAGGCAAGGCGGGCGGAGGCGGTAGCGCGGGCGATCAACTATCAGAAGCAGCTCGACACGTTCAAGCTGTTGGGGGCCAACGTTCCCGGGGGCTCCGACATCGCGGAGAACATCGCTCGGGCGGAGGCGTTCCAATCCTCGCAGGGGATTGACCGGATGATGGCCCGGACGACCGGTGCGAGCTACGTTCCGCTGAGTCGCCGGGTCTACAACTCCAACGTAGGCATCAACTCCCAGGTCGACCGGATGATCAACTCCGCGCTCGCTCGGGGATTGTCGGTCGATGAGTTCGCCCGGGAACTCCAGCCCTTCATAGACCCCAACACCCCCGGGGGCATACGCTACGCAGCGCTACGGCTCGCCCGGAGCGAGATCAACAACGCGGCTCATGCTCAGGCGGTCTCTTCGGTGCAGGGGCAACCCTGGATCAAGAAGATGAAGTGGAACCGCTCGAAGAGCCACCCTCGACGGGACATCTGCGACACGATCGCGGAGGGTGGGCCGTACGGGGATGGAACCTATGACAAGACGGCCGTTCCCGTGAAGCCGCATCCGCAGTGCTTCTGCTTCCCAACGGCAGTGGACGAGGAGTCTGACGATGACTTCCTAGACTCGCTCGTGGGCGGGGAGTTCGATGACTACCTGGACGCCAACTCTCCGCAGGAAGACGGCTCTCCGCCCAACCCAGTTTCGACCCCCGTAGCGCCTCCTCCGGCCCCAACGCCGGTTACCCCAACCCAGCCCCCACGTCCGGGGGCTAGCAGGCCTACGCCCACGATCCTGACGGACGAGGAGCGAGCGCGACGCAAGCGCGAGCAGATCGATGAGGCCAAGGCCATGATCGCGGCCGGGAAGACCCTCCCGGAGGTCACGGCGGAGTTGAAGCGGAAGCACAAGCTACCGAACTCTCAGGCGCTGCTCATCTGGCAACAGGCTAACCGGGAGCACAAGGAGGAGCAGGCTCGTAACGCGCTCAGCGCTCGCCCCGCCCGGGTTACCACCAGTACCGCCCCTACGCCTTGGCCGGAGCAGGATGACCGGTCTATTGCGGCGATCGTCACGCTGCCCCCAAGCGGAGCGCGGGATGAGGTGATGCGCGAGCTACGGCGCCAGAATGCCTTGGTTCCCAACACTTTGGCAGAGCTGGTATCTGTCGGTATGGCTACGCATGCCGATCGGGTCCGGGTTCGCTCGATGGATTCGCTCGCCTGGTACCAGCCCTGGGATCGCCGGATATTCCTGGGCAACGACATCTTCTCGGACCGGTATGAGAACCAGGTCTGGACGATGGAGCGTAACACCAACTGGTGCTCGCGAACCGGACACAGCCATTCGGGCGGACAAGCGGTGCTAGCGCACGAGTTTGGCCACCACGTACACAACATGCTCGACCGGATGCCCTACGGGGACCGCCGGACGTTCTACCATGCGGTTGCGAATGCGCTTGGAATCCAGCCGCCGGTGGCGATCTCGGATGCGAACCTTGAGGAGTGGATGACCCTAAACAAGTACGCGATCATCAACCAGGTCTCCAAGTACGGGGCGACGAGCATCCAGGAGATGATGGCTGAGGTCTGGCAGGAGTACAGCACGAGCGGGGATGGCTCCAGACCGGCTATTCTGGCTATTGGCAAGCTAATGCAGGACCTCGCCGAGAGGGGCGCTGGAAGATGAACAGCAGGACGCCGAGTATGTGCCGGGCATGCGAGCGCTTCTCGGGCGGAGTGTGCCAGGCGTACCCGGATGGGATTCCATCGGCTGTCATCTTCTTCGGCGAGCCGCACGTGGTCCCGCGCGAGGGGGATCACGGGCTACAGTTCAAGCAGGGCAACAGCGAAGAGCAAGTCCAGGCGTTCGAAGACTGGCAGACCACCTTCGGATAGGCTTGGCGGCGTCAGGTAACCTAGCGAGGAGACAGCATGACCCAGCCAGCGGACACCACCGGACAGAGCGCCGGTGCAGGTGGACAGAGCGCCACCGGAACCGAAGGCACCGCAACGGGGACAGGGACGACCACCGCGACCGGTCAGAGCACCGGAACGGAGGCCACGGCGACGGCACCAGCGATGGTGACGCAGGCCGAGTTCGATGCCCTGAAGCGTCAGCTCCAAGCAGCAGACCAGAACAAGGCCAAAGCGGAGGCGGAAGCCAAGGCGCTCAAGGACGCACAGCTGTCCGCCGACGAGAAGGTCAAGCAGGACCTGAAGGAGGCCCAGGAGACGCTCGCCAAGCGCGAGGCCGATCTGCGGGCCGCCCAGATCCAGAACGCCTTCGTCACCGACAACACCTACCAGTGGCACGACCCCAAGGCCGCGCTGAAGCTCGCCGACCTCACCGGCGTCACGATCGAGGGCGAGACCGTCAAGGGTCTCAAGGAAGCGCTGAAGGCAGTCGCCGACGCGTTCCCCTTCATGGTGAAGCCGAAGGAGGAGACCGCCGGAGCGACCGACACCACGACCGCAGGATCCACCGGAGTCACCGGTCAGGGTTCCGCCGCTAGCCGGACCGGAGCGACCAACCTGGAGGACTTGAAGAAGCGATTCCCGGCCATGCGCGGGCGGGTCAGCTAACCTTCATACGACACAACAACAACGCCCTGAAGGGGGTGACTTATGGCACAGACCCAGTTTGGCCGTTTCGACAAGTACGACGGCATGGTGGGTGGCTTCCGGGCTCCCCTCAACGCGGCGTTGAGCGCCACCGGCGACGACACCGGCAAGATCCAGGCAGTCTGGATCAACACATCCGGCCGAGTCGTGATCGGCGGCTTGACCTCCGAGAATGCCACGATCGGCGTGATCTGCCCGACGCGAGTCATGGGAGCCAACGAGTCCATCGACGTCATGACGTCCGGCGAGATCGTGGGGGCCGTGAAGACGGCCGGAACCGCGTGGGCCGCTGGCGACATCGTCACGGCAGCCCTCACCGGAGCCGTCGGCTCCACCGCAGTCGGCGCAGGCTTCAAGGCCGTCGGCAAGATGCTCACGACCACACACATGGTCGTTCGCTGCCCGATCCCAACGACTTCGATCTGAGTTAGGAGGGAATCCCAGTGCCGAACGGCATTCACGCGTCTGGGGACGTCCTGACTCGCACCCGCGATGGTCAGGACCTCAACGCAATCTGGAACCAGTACCAGGAGCTGCTCCGGGCCTGGAACGCGACCCGTCAGCCGCTCATCGACCTGCTGTCCTTCAACACGGACCAGATCGTGGACGACGTCGCACAGGGCGTGGAAGAGGACTTCGAAGAGGCCACCGAATTCGGCCAGCCGAAGTCCATCCGTCCCAACGTCACC